TTTTAGTACTGATTGATGTTATTCCAGCTTTTGGTTTTAAATATTGATTATCAGTTAATTCTTTATTTATACCATCACCTATGGACTCATTTGGTTTATAACTTTCATCTCTGTTATCATTAACGACATGAAAATTAACCTTTTCAATTTTAGTGGATTTGCCCTCATCATCTTTAATACTACCTGAAATTAATGATGCGGTCCACATTCTGGCAAATGTAGTTCTATCACCAAGATAATCTTGATTATCTACAATAGGTTCATTAGGATTTTGCTCAAGAATACCACTCTGTAACCTTTTGAATTTCTTTAAAACTTCAGGATCTACATTAGAACCAAAAACTCTATCACTAAATTTTGCCATTTTACTTTAATTTTGCTAATTCAGTTGAAACGGGCACCCTTAATTGAGTTCCAGCCTCAATGTTATTAGTACTTAAACTATTAACGGATGCAATAAACCACCAAAATTCAGTTGTTCCGTAATATTCTTGTGATATTAAATCACATCTATCGCCATCAACGGCAATTAATAATATATCTGAATTATTTTGTTTGAATTCAGGTAAGTCAGCAGTTCCAATTCTGGAAACTTTATCTTTACTTATTCTCCGTACTCTGTCGTATCTACTCATTATACACTAGCCCTGTAAAATTGATCACCCATTTCTGGTGGTTTTCTATTTAAAATTTGATAAGATATTGCAATATCAAACAATCTCGGTAAAGCACTTAAAGCATCCCAATCACCTGTTTCATTTACCGTATAGGATAATGATTTTATAAATCCGAATTGACCTTTTACTCTACTGCCGATATGTGCCATATAGAGTTCTGTAAATGGTGGTTGCATTCTTGTCTTTGATTTATCATACCGAGCAGGAAACCCAGGTAATTCTTCTGATATTAATTCACCTTGATAATTAGGATAAGCCAGTGACGTAAGGTAGTCAATTTTTTCATACATAGCATTAAATTCCAATTCATTGTTTGGATACACTCGTAGATTAAAACTCAAATCTCTTTCGGCTCTTTCATACATATAAACGGGTTCACTTCTACCGATATAATTGGTCGGAGTCCAAGTTGGACTAACGTTTTCTACTATACCCGTAACAAATCCTCTAAAGTATAAGAATTTACCACCCGTTCTTAAATCTTTTATCTTGACATAAAAGTCACCCTTTACGAATGGATCAAACGCTTCTAATTCAGCATTATCAATAGGAGTAGGGATTTGGCTATTTATTTTATCATCATAACCTCGTCCTAAATCAGTATGTCTACCTGGTCCACTTAAATCAATAAATGGTGTTTTCTTTATAACTGGTAATTGAGCAACATTTGCTAATTTTTTTATCACACCCTCTTTTAATTTTTGAAGTCCTTTTTGCACAAATGTAGGTTGATCTGTTGGTACTTTAATTTTTTGTAGTTCTTTAATTCCAACTGTACTATCACCAAGATTTTGAAAAAAGTACAATTTACCTACTGCTGATGAATACTCTATTGTTAATGGTTTTCTTAAACTACCAACTATATTACCTAAATCTTGAAAGGCATCATTAGTAACATTTAAAAATCCTGTATTACCTTGAATTGGATTTGAAAATGGTCGTTGTAAAAAGGTATCAGCTCTAAATGGTTGAAGAGAATTTCCGATTAATATATTTGTAATATTTTCATTAAAAATACTTTGTTTTCCAGCTTCACTTTCATAAAATTTTAATAATCTTGAAGTATCATCTTTTGCTCTATTGAATGGCAAAGTATCTCTATTGGTTAATGTAGTATAATCTTTAGAACCAATTGGTTTTATAATATAAGGTTCATCTCCACGATTCAATCCTCTGAAATTATCTAATTTACTTGATTTGTAGGCATTTATATCTAAATTACCCAATGCACCCATACCGGCTCGTCCGGTATTAATATAAATGGTATTTCCTCTGTGGTCTTTTCTTCCAGTATCAATTTGTATCCTATCCGTAACGGCAGTATGGTTTATATTATAAAGAGACTCTAACGTATATTGACCCTTTCCTAAAGTTTGGTCTTTTCCAAGTGTACTTGTATCAAAAATTCTGTTCGTTATCTTATCTTCATTAAAGGTATCTAATCCAGAATTAATTCCTATGTTATCTAACATCAATGGTGAATAATCAACGCTACCGTTATCAGGAAAAACTATCTTACCAGCAGTTGCAGTTTGTTGAAATTCAAGTTTCGCTGCGAGATTGTCTTCAATATTATCCAATTGAGAATGGTTATCTGGATGTGGTTTATCTACTTCTTTTTGACCAGACTTTTTAATAATTAAATCCCCATGTCTCCCCCCAAATTCTAATGTAGGCGACATTGATAGATTATCAGGTCCTAACAATGGAACATTCGGTAAAAAGTCTAACAGAGAATGGTCATCAGGATGTACTGGCGTTGATGGTCTTTCATTTGTCCACCCACCATGTATGCCTTGACCACGATGTCCACCATATCCCTCATAATGTTTGTGGGGATTTCTGGAAGCATGTTGATGTGTAATGTTATCGTTTATATTACTAAATCCGTTAATCTCTGCTTCCGATACAACGTTTTCACTCAAGTCATTAAATACTGATTTTAAATTTTCTAATCCCATTTTATTTTCCCGGATTCATCGATTGACCACCATATGGATTTATTGCACTATTCATTATTATTCTCTGTTCTCCATGAGTTGTTTTTGTCTCTAAATGTATATTAGCAGCCACGGCTTTTCCGAAAGCTACAGCATCCATACCACCCATAGAACCAGCAGGTCCTGTTTGAAAATCATTAACACGATTTGTTGTTCCCATCACGGAATCTCTTGGATTTAAACTAAACATACCGGCAGGACCCATCATATGTGTTATTTGACCTGGACCTGAACTGAAATCGTTTACTGGTTCTATATATCCCATTTTTGCGTCCATAATACCACTACCTTTACCTAGTCGAGTTAATCCAAAAGTTGCGATATCAGCAAGTCTTAACAAACCATTAAAAAGTGAAATTAAACCATTTACAAAACCAATAACATCGTTTTTAAATTTTCTCATACCCTCTGGAGTCATAACTGATTCTTGAAATCTTTTCAACATATCGGCCATTGGTTTCCCTATCTCGTCCATTATAGAAGCACCAACCATTTTTAAAGAATTGATTATACTTGTCAACCCACTTAGAGCATCTTGTCCAACTAAGTCATCAAAATTCTTTCCAGCCAAAGCACCACTTAAAGTTAATTTTTCACTACCCTTTACTAATTTAGTCATTTCACTTACTGATACACCGATTGATTTAGCAAGTGATTGTCTTTGTAATACATTTAATGCATTAAACTCTGCTTCACTTCCTACTTGGTCTACTATGTTTTTAGTAGCTCCGGCAATATCACCTTCAAGTGCTAATTGTCTTGCTTTTTGAAAGTTTAATTGTTTCCCAATCATTACTGATGCTTCAACTTCATTAGCTATTGAGGATTCAAAATCTAACAATCCTTCAGAAATCTTAGCAGTAGTAGATAGGGATAATCCCATCTGTCTGGCTTGAACTGCCGCTTCGGCTATATTCTTTCCACCATCTTTTGTAAATCCAGCAATCTCTTCGGCTGAACCAGCCATATCTTGTAAAACAGCTTTTGGAGCAACACCTTTTTGAGCAGCTAACTGAGCAGTACTTTCTATTAGATTTTCAGCTTGGTCGGAAGTCAAACCTCCGATTTTCATAAAAGTACCAAATAACTTGGTAGCCTCATCGTTGGATATACCTGTTGCTACTGCTGTATCCAAAACAGTACCAGCAATATCTTGTGATTCTTTTAATGTGATTCCAAATTCAGATGATAATTGTGATGTAACAGCAAGAACATCTCCGAGATTCTTACCTATCATCATGGCTTCATTACCACTATCAATTAAATCATTTCTAAATTCTTTGTTTTTATTAGTCATGAATCCAAATGACTCACCGACTTGATCAATCTTCTTTGAAAATCCTGTAACTGCTTTTAACACCACACCAACTAAGATTGCTCCTAATCCTGCTGCACCCATTTTTAACGTATGCATAGGTGCGGATTTCATCCCTTTACCAAAGTCTTTGGCCTTTGACGCCATTCCTCCCGTTAAACCATCCAACTTACCCATTACCTTTTCTCGTATCTGTTCTGACTTTTGTAATTTCATTTGAGATTCAGCCATTTTACCAAGATTTTTTTGAGAATCTGCTACGTTTGTATGACCTTTTGCTCTAGCATCGGCTTCTTTTTTAGCACTTTCGGCTATTATTTTAGAAAGACTTTCATTACTGGCTTGACTACTTCTAATATGGTTTATTGTACTTAATTGATCTTCATAAGTTTTAGATAACTTTCCTTGAGCACTAACTCTGGATTTTATAAAAGTTAATTGTTTGGCAGCATCCGTAGCTATATTGCTTGCTAATTTATTCTCTTTAAATCGTAGACTTAATTGTTCTTTTATGCTTGAGCTGATACTATCCGATAGAATTTTAGATTTATCTTTTAGACGTTCTTGTTCCTTTAAAAGATTATTTTGATCTTTGAGTTCTTGGGATATCTGTTTTTCGTTTTCTAATCTAGCCATTAGGGAAATTTGATGTTATTACGTTTTAATAAATCATCCATAATATCGTTAGCTTCTTTAGCCGCTTTTAAGCCAGCTTTATATTGTTTTCTATATTCAGGACTTAAATTCACTATCCCCTTTACGGCAAGTTTCTTTATCTTTTTACCAAGTTTATCAAATATACCTTCGTCAATAATACTTTTTCTATTCATATATGACATGATGTAGTTCTCCTAATATATTAATAAATATTAAAAAGAAAGTTATTTAGGATTAAATCTACGAGGAATGGTTGATTGAGGTTTTGGTTGTGACTTGTCTATTTGTTCTTTTTCTTTTTTCTTCAAATCCATAAACTCTCTTAAATAAAAGTTTTTCAGATGAACTGGCATGTGATAGACATCACTAAACGTGAAGCCAGGAACGCCGTATATAAAATAAAATATGGATTGATGTATGTCTAATATATTAGACGGACTGAGGCCAAAAAAACGCGACTGTAAGCGGAATTGACACGCTCACAGTTTCACCTCCTATTTCAATTTCTGATGTCAAGTCAATATCAGGAGAAATATCAGCAATATATTTTCTCAATGCTATAGAATCCCTTGCGAGTAAATTCTGTGTAAATTCAGTAATGGTTTCGGGTTTTGAATCACCACCCACCTCAGTAATCGTATATCGCAATCGTGTTGTGATGTCCGTAGAATATCCATATTTAGATGATTGCTTTAAATCCTTTTCAATTAATGCCTCATCCGCACCAGTTAATAATTTAAATTTAATTTTAGTCTTACCGATATCAGTAGTATAGTTGAATGAATTATCTGAATAATCAACATCTTTGGATAATTCTTTAAACGGACAGGTAGATAAATCAAACGTATGACTGACTGTTTCTTCTGAATCTTTTGGATTAGCGACTTCAGCCGTGTATTCTGGTCCATAAGCCAATATACGAGCCGCAACCAATACGGCATTCTTATCACCCAAGACTAAATCTTCTTGCTTAACTCCCTTTGTAACGATTAAACTATCTAGCAATTTATCAATAACAACACCTTTTTTAATGAGATTTTCAGACATCAATATATCTTCTTCTCGTGTTGTCATGTATTTTAATTCGAGTTTACCTGATGATAGTGGCGAGTCTTTTATATATACTTTTCCACCAGATGGTAAATCGATAACTTCCGTAGGGAACTTATGTTCTGACATTATAACTCCTTGATGTTAAAACTATTTAGAATTCAAGTATTGCGTAATCGTACCTTAATGTTAAGGTGATTTCAACTGGCTCTGAAGCACTAAAGTCTAAATCACCAAACGCAGCATCTTGAATGTAAGTACCATAAAGTGTCCATTTTTCAACAATGTCACCTACTGGTCCTAATACTTGAAACGTAATGTTTTTCTTGTAAAAATCTTGATATCCATCACGACCTGTTGCACTTTCATGATGTAATCTTATCCATTCTATTACGGCAGAAGAAGCAGACGGAACTATCGGGTCATACAGAGTAATCTGTAGTGTTTGCCAACGACCTTTACCCTTGACGTACTTCGTGACATTCATATGTTCCAAAGTTACTTCATCAAAAGTAATCTGTGGTCTTTGTGCTGTTTTAATTGTAAAAGCTGGGATACCTGCAATTTCCATGATGAAACGATTCTTTAGTTTCGGTTCATATGGTGTGTAAAATATCTTATTCGCTTCT